AATAAGCCATTGAGAACCGTCGGACATTATACTGACAGTATCTCCAAGTTCTTCTCCGTCAACTACAAAGTTAATTTGGTCTTCATCTTCGCAAACAACATCTGCGTTGTTTACTGTTAATGTTCCATTTATATTGTCTCCTTCAGCAGAGTCAACTACAAAGTTATTGGTGTCAGAAGCACCATTAATCATGAACCTATAGTTTATCCCTGTATTAGCAACTGCCGGTAATGTGAAAGTAGTACCAGTAGCAGATAATAAGAAAGTAGTTCCACTTTCTGAACTAGTCAATGTTCTTGCGGCAGCTGTATCAAGCAATGCAACTGCGGCAGTAGCGTCTCTAAACTTTATAGTTCTGTGAAAAACCATATCGTTATAGACATTCGGGCCGGACATAGCACCAATCATTGCTTCTCCAGTATCACCGTTGGTCAACTGTTTCAACTCATCAACTGACATTGTAACAGCGAACGCAGCACTTACCGTGAAGATAAGTGTTATCGCAACTGTTAGAAATGTTTTTAATTTATACATAGTTGTTTATTAAAGATTTTTAAGTTCCTCTGCAAATCCCTTACTCTCGAATTTTACAGGGTTTTGAATTTTATAAGCCTCTAATAAAGCTTTACGTTCTGGGTTCCTTTTTACTTTTGGAGCTTCTTTTTCGTCTAGCTTTATATCAATAACTTTTTCTTGTTTACTCATTGTTATTTTTTAATTATTAAGTATGGGGGGAGTATGGCACAGATACTCAGCAGTTGGTGGAGAACTGGGCATCCGCACCAAATTCCCCCCACAATTCTTATGCTGTTAAAGTAACATCAACTGTAAGCGCTCGTTTAGGAAACCAAGCTTTGAATCCAATATAACCGAATGTTACGATTTCTTTACCAGTCTTACCTGTTACTTGCTTTTCTTCATACTGAATACTGCGAGGAGCAGCGTAAGTTGAAACGTTCTTAACTCCGAATACCCGGTGTCCATCATTAGTAACAGTTAACGTACCTCCAGCATTAGCACCAGGGTAGGTTGTATCTACAAAAGTACCGGATTGTACTACATAAATATCAATACCCATATATTGAGACATAAAACCGTTTCTTAATGTGGCATCAGCCATATTAAATCCGTTAGCGGCTTGTGCTTGTATAAACCCCGGGATATCGCTTGCTTCGATAACCAAGTAAGTTCCATTAAATATTTCTGAATAACCGGCTACCTTTGAAAGCAAGTTGGATAAAATCTCAATTACATTCGCAGTAGTAGTGAATCCACCTGAAGGAGTTGAATAAGTACCAGTTCCAGCTTCACAAAGAGCATTCAATACGAAACTATCGATAGCTGTTTTGACTCTGTTGTCCTGGTCATCTAATCTATTAGCCATTATATCAAAGGCTAACAAAGTTTCTTCAAAATTGTAAACGTGTTCTGATACAATAAATTCAGTGTTAACAGTTAGTAATTCGTCAGTCAAAGTGTACACAGCAGGTACGTAAGTTCCAACGATAGCTTGAGTTACAACTGTAGATTGTGAAGAATAGGGAGAATCAATATATTTTCCGCCTGTTCTATCAACAACACAGATTTTTTCTGCTACTAAAGCAGCACGTAACAATGTGTCGAGACTTGACAGTCTGTATTTTCGTCTCCACATATAAGTCGTAGTAAAAGTGTTCATTTTAGTTTAAGTTATTAGTTAAACCACCAATCCCTCAAACTCTCCACCTCGTCTAAGTCCTGTTTCTGAATAGTCTGGCTTTTGTTAGTTCTGCGATGCTCTTGTCATCTTCAGGCACTTTATTATTTACCTGTGCATTATCTAACAATTTTTTTCCAGAAGTTTCGTTTGAACCTCGCTTTTGGCTACCTGTGCTGGTAGCTTCTTTTGTTTTACGAAGTTCTGTTCTATTCGATAAGATAGCTTGAACATCTTTGTTTTCTTTTGCTTCTGACGGACTTAATCCAAATTTCTTAGAAATTTCAAGAAAGTCATCTAAATCGTCATCTTCAATTTTGTTTAATGATCTAATATCCTTTATCGAATAGTTTGGCTCTTTATCCTCATCGGACTCATTGCCTGTTTGCTTAGTTTTAGGAGTTTGCTTCTCCACTTTTGGAACATCTTTAGTCTTCAAAGCTTTTTCTGCTTTCTCTGCACGAATCTTTTGATTCTCATATAAAGTTTTAAAGTCTTTTTCTTCTTCTTGTTCCTCGTCATTTTTAGAAGTTTCCTCTTCCTCGGTGTTTAAAGATTCCTCAATCTCTTTTTCATTATCCATAGAATTGATTTAAGGTCTCAAAGCAAGACCAATATTTAATTATTTTGAACTATTTTGTATCATTCTTTTCATCATTTCTTCAAAAGTTTCTGTCTTTTCTCCTGCTATTACTCTTATAGCGTTTAAATATCCCTCAATGTGGTTAAGGATACCAGCCCTAGCACCGAAATTAATGCATTTGTCTTCTTTACGAACGTCTAGACTGACTAAATCTTCAAGCTTAATATCTCCGTGTGTTAAATCTTTCAATCCTCTAATCTCCTGTTTAAGATAGTTAAATCTTAAAATATTTATATCAATCTCTAGCGATATGTCTTCAATCTTTCTATCTTTTGTATTAACTGCATAAATGTCAGTAAGGTTTGTAAAGGTTGAGTTTCCGTCTAGTTCTGGTATGAATACCTTGTAAATAAGGTCTGCTACTTCACCATTAATTGATTCTCTTAAAATTACTTCTTCTTTTTCTGTTAACTCTTGCTGATAGATAAACTTTCTCAAAGCTATCAAGATGTCATCTCTTTCAGCGAATGTGCTTTTAATTAGTTTTAATTCCTTATCGGAATATCGCATTTGTCTTTTTTGTGGTTTATTTTCCACCATAATTTTTATTTAATTTATTAAACCTTACTACTTAAATCTATTTTTTCCATTATTTCTTCTATTGTATATCCGTGCTTATCAGCGAACAACTGTAATTTCTCAATTTGATTCTTTTTAGCCTTCTCGAAGTTATTGTCTACTAACACTCTAGTACTAGCACCTCCATAATGGTAAATAAAGGACTCTCTAGCGACGTATATGTCATAACCTGCGTCTTGTACCCTCTGGCATATATCGAAGTCCTCACCACCGTGTCCATAGCTTTCATCCCAGTTTCCAATCTTGTCTAACACTTTACGAGGGATTATGAAACAAACTCCTATAATACTGAATATATTATCTACGTAGTCGAACTCTGGCTCTGTTCCCCAATCTATACTTTGCTTTGCTCCGCTACCCCAAAATGTAGGGGCTACTAATCCGACGTTTTCTTTCTTATCAAAGCATTTAAGCATTTTGTCCATCCATCCTGGTACTGCTACAACGTCATTGTTTATAAAACAGATATACTCTCCTGTGGCTTGCTCCAACCCAGTGTTTAAAGCTCCAGAATAGCCTTTAGGGGTTTTGTTTTGAATGTACTTTACTTTTAGGCTAGTCACAAATTCTTGCATTAACTCTTTTAACTTCTCATCTTCACCCTCTTGCACTAGTATCAATTCAAAGTTATGTGTGTATTGTAATATTGAGTTGATACAAACCTCTGTTAAATCTGCCCGACAAAAGCAAGGCACGATTATTGATAATTTTTTCTCCACCATTTATTTTATTTAATAATTAAGTTATTGGTGCTGGTTGCGGTTGCGGTTGCGGTTGTGGTTGTGGTTGTGGTTCATTCTCTGTGTCCATTATTTCCATTTCACTTATAGCATTTGTTTCTGATAATATTTTATTGAATATTAACTTAGCTTTAGGGTCTTGTAACAACATTGGATTAGAGCCGATTGTCTGCAACACAGTTGAAAGAGTAGCCAGCACAGCCTGTTTATCTTTTGATTCACCTGTTACATCTACTTCTAACTCCCACTCAAAGTCTTTTAAGGCTTCTTTCCAGGTCTTATCTTTAATCTCTGATGGTTTAATAAATCGTTGATTACCTAGCTTGTTTAGATTCTCTTGTACAGCGTTACCTGTACTAGCAATAACTTCTTCTTGCATCTCTGGAGTGAATAGGTTGCCGTTCCTGATATCTTCTGGTGTTTTATTAAGTATATCATCTATAACTATCTTGTTAGCTTCTTCTATCGCCTTATAAGGGACAAACATAGAATCAATCTTTTTGATCTGATGTTCTGACAATATCTCTGATATTTCTTCTGTAGTATCAAGCTCTTTCTTTATAGACGGAATAACAAAGTTTCTCATCATCATTTCAATACCTAAGCCTTTATTCTCTTTCATTAACTCAAACAATGAATGTGCTTCTTGCAATTCTGCCTGTGTTTGTCTCCACGCTGTGCCTGATTTAGCTTGGGTTACCATTGATTCGGCTACTCCTCCTATTTCGTTAACTAATTGTTTCCATTGTTGACCATAAGCCTGTAACGAAGTTATATCGTGAGAGTTATTAGCTACGCTTGTCAATGGTTGGTTATCACCGTGTATAAGGATTGCCCCAGTCTCTACCGCACTTAGTACATTTTGTCCTACAAAGTTACCGTCTGATGTCTGAAAGATAAGTTTGCTTGCTAAATCTAATTGGTCTTTTATCGACTTTACGTTATGGTTCATCATCCATTGAGCCTGGAATGAACCCTCTACAGCTCCTATACTGATAGTTCTGCCGTCTTCTTTGATTAAATGGTCTATCTGATAAGGAGATTTTTCTTCTTTCCCTTTGTAAAGAGTGTAGTTGTCATATTCACTTTCGCCCTTATTGGGGTTTTTAATAGCATTGTAAGATATAGCGTGCATTTGCTGTGTATATTCTTCGTCATCATCCTCATCTTTTGTGATTAATGATAGAGGCAATTCTCCGTGTACTTCATAGACTTGGTAGTAATCGTCCTTAGTATCTTTCTTTTGTCCATCCATTGTTTTTCTGGCTTCCTTAGAGTCAATCATCGAGTCAACCATAGCTTTATTATAACCATTTTTTATCTTAGCTCTTAGTTGAGCTTCTGTAAGCCATAAGACCTCTATTACAGCATTGTTATTAAAGTCTACGGGGTCGCATATAAGCCTGTTCCAAGGGATTACTTCACTTATTAACTCTCCGTCTTTTTCAACGTGTTTAGAGACTGCTGAACCATATTTGCATAACTCCCTACCCCAGTTGTTAAGGAATTGTCCGAAGAAACTTTTGCGCATCCAAGTTTGTAATAGTAAAGAAGCACAAAAAGCTAGAACGATGTGTCCTGGCTTAGTTGCTCTAAAGCTTATATTCTTTCTGTCTATGTCTGTGGCTCTGTACCATACATTTAAAACAGCGGTTACTATGTTAAAGAAAGGTTTTTCTCTGCCCATAGAGTCGGTCTCACCGCTCAAATGCTTAGAATTAACATAAGCGTCTACTGTTTCCACCAGTTCTCGTTGATTATAAATTACGTATTTAGAGATTTTAGTGTTTCCTTTCTCGTCATCATCTTCCATATCTCTCACTAAATCTGCTACATAGCTTTTTACTTCAATCATAGTTTTAAATTTATCTCCAAGTAATAGTCCAATCTCCTGCAAAAGCAGCACCATCAGCACTCTGGAATACTAAACCTTTTTTAAAAGAGACATCGAATGTATAGACTCCTTCTGCTTGCGCTGTCTCAAAGTCTGCTATTCTCGTTGCACAAGTTGAAGATGCTAAACCAGTAGATGAAGTAGTCGCTGAATCAAACATTATTACCGCTCCAGCTTGGTCTTCTGTAATAACAACTGAACCTAAAGTCCCTACACCTGTTTTAATTAAACTTGTAGTGGCTACTGCTCCAGTAAGTTGAGTGTAATGGTACTCGCCAGCTCTTGCTACGCTTCCGATGTCCGCTTGCTCAACAGGCTGACAAATAAAAAAGATGGACACCATTATAGCTCCACCTACCAATCCACCAATTATTGATAATAAAGTTTTCATAAGTTATTTATTACTGTTATTTATATAGTTAATCTTATTGATTTCAAATTGGTTTAATTGTTTCTTGACCGACTTCTCCTTGTTTGGGTCTTCATCTAGTGCTTCTTTCCTTAGTTCAAACCAAGCCCTATAAATCAAGGTATCTCCTACGTCAGGGCTCTTGCCTATAGACAGTTTAACTTCTTCTTTAGGTATCAACTGCAACTTTCCTTCGCTATCTATGTCTTTCTGCCTTAGTAAGGCTGATAGTTCTTCGATGATTATCTCCCTATACTCAAGTGTCTTGAACGCTATTCTATGCTCATTAATCAGTTCTGCTAGTTTGACTGCACATTGAGCCTTTAAGTTCTTAAAGCTTGTTTTAGGTACTAAATCGTTCTCTATCTTAGCAAACCTCTCTCTTATCTGGCTTCTAGTTGGCAATGGAGTACTATTCGCCACAAATCCTTTGACTCCTACAAGTCCGTCAACTACTGCTCCTCCGATTCCATCTTCATCAACTATAATCTGTGAATAAGGTATTTTCTCAATGATCGCATAGTCCTTAGCTTTCTGAATTGTTTTTTGTGTGTCTTGCTTTTCAAACTTCTCTATCCGATAAAGCTCAAGCCCATCCCAGAAGCTGAATATAGTGCTATCTTTCCCCAGCCTTGCAACGTCTATCACCATGTACTTCTTGTTTTCTTTTACTATAGAGTTACTGAAAGCATCTGTTAAAGCGTCATAGGTTACTAAACTATTCTGGTCTTCATCATAATCCCAGTTGCCGTCTTTCAATCTCTGTCGCATTACATCATTATTAATCCTTGCAAGTTGTTGCCCGTATTCCTTAGCTGTGTATGGGTTGTCTTTATATAAACTTTGAATGAATACTTTGTTTGGTGGGAGAGTTCCTTTAATCCAAGGAATATAGTATTCTGTTTTTGTCCAATTCTTCTTAGGGTTTCCACTAGATAATAAGTTAGCAATTATGCCTAACTCTTTGTTCAAATGTCTGCCGATTCTGCTCTTTAGCACGTCTTTAGCTAAATAATGTACCTCCCCAGCTTCTTCAATAGCTCCGTCTGAATACTCTGTGCTACCAAATCTTTCATACAATGGGTCTGACGGTAACATCTTCAAGTCTAATAGGTCTATTCTTCCTCCGTTCTTAAACTCTATGAAATTATATTGTCCGTTAAGCTTCCATTCTGTCGTTGGTATACCGTGATACTTACAAACCTTTATAAAAGTTATATAGGTTGATTGCATCAATCTTTTCAATTCTTCTCTACCTATAAAAGAACGGTATCCTGGGTATCTGTAAATGTTAATCAATCTGCTTTCGCATATTAACCAACTTTTACCTCCACCCGCTCCACCGCCTATAAATATCTCATCTCTGCTTGGGTCGTTAAGTGCTAGGTACGCTAGATGCTGTTTTTTTGTTGGGCGTATATTTAGATCCATCTGGTAATATATAGTTTATTCCGTTTATTTTTACATCTACATCTCCGCTAAAATCTATAGCTTGTTTAGGGAGACCATCAACATAGTTCATTATCAACTTTAAACTCTGTAAGTCTTTTTCTACTAAAGCTTTGTTAAGTAATGTCTTTACAAACATAACCTTGTAGCTGTCTTTCTCTCCGTCTGGTATTTCCTCTAATTTCTCTTTCAATAGCTTTGTTAAGTTTAAAGTAGCGCCCTTAGGCTTACCGTCTGGGTTACCAGATACTCCTGGTTTGAACCTTCCCTTGTCGTCCCTGTTTTCTCCTGAAATTTCTGGCATATTATTATTTTATATTAGCTATTTTATTAACAACTCTCCACACTTTATATTGAAAGGCTGTCATACAGTTCTCATTGTTTGAAAATAATCCCTTTAAGCTATTGTTTCTTGCTTGAAAATACCAAAACCATTTTTCCTTTAAGTACCAATTTAAGTACCAATTTAATGTTCTATTTCTCATATTATTTTAGCTTTAAAATATTTCTCTGCATTTCTATATGAAATCATTGAGCCATATAGAGGCGAGCTTATGTTCTGGCATACTTCTGTAAAGATATTCATATATTCTTCCCTATCTCCCATTTCCTTAACTTTTTGTAGTTGGACTGTGTATGCTCTCTTTTCTTCTTCTAGTCTAAAGTCTTTGTCATTTAAAAACAAGTTAATCCATTTCTCTCCGCCTATTTCATTTTGTGATTTAATGTGTTCTATCTCATGATAAAGTATGTCGTAATACTCTAGCCAGTCTGTCTCGTTCTTGCTTGAGAAGATAGTGTTGTTAAATACAAAGATTGTTTCTGATGTAATAGGAAATCTCTTACTGTATTCTTCTAAGTAAGGAAATAGGTTTTGTTTTTTAAATTTTATTTCTCCACCCATATATTATTTAATATAAGGTTACAATTGAGGTTACAATTGAGGTTACAATTAGCAAGACCCTGGTCTTATAAGATTAAATTCTTCGTCCATATATTTAATTATCTATAGCCTCAACAGAAATGTTGAGACCCGGGGAAATTCACTCAATTTACATTGAGACTATAAACAATTACATACCATCTTTTTCGTCTCTGATTATTTTATAATCTTCCGAAGTTCATTGTTAATATTATTTTCAATATTTTCCCTTTCAGCTAATACTCTTAAAATATTAACTACAATAACTGATAAATCTTCGTTAGAAGGATAATCTTGTTTAGGATAATTTTCTAATATATCTTTAAATGTCATAAATTTAAGGTAAATCTGCAATTAATATTAAGCTTACTAATATGTATATTGTAATCAACATATTTATACAGCAAATC